CAAAATTTTAGCAGCATCCACTTCGGCATCTGCTGTTCGTGGTATGTCTTTCAATATCTTGTTCTTGGACGAATTTGCATTCGTTCCAAATCATATTGCAGATTCATTCTTTGCATCGGTATATCCAACGATTACTGCAGGTAAAAATACCAAAGTTATTGTTGTATCTACACCACACGGTATGAATCATTTCTACCGTATGTGGCACGATGCGGAGAAAGGAAAGAATGAATATATTTTTACGGATGTTCACTGGAGTGAAGTTCCTGGTAGAGATTCTGCCTGGAAGGCACAGACAATTGCTAATACAAGTGAACAGCAATTTAAAGTTGAATTTGAGTGTTTGAGTGGGGATACTCAAATAGAGATTAAAAATGTAAATGATAAAATAGAAAGTGTATCTATGGAAGAACTCTATGAACGAATGTAAGTTTATAGGATTATAAATAAAAATAAAAATGTATTATATCTACTTTCTCAGAGATGAAAACGACAATGTTAAGTATGTTGGACAAACCAAAGATCCAACTACTAGAAAACGAGATCATGAAAAAATAAAACCACAACACATTTTTGAAATTATAGAAGAAACTGATATTGCAGAAAATGCAAAAAATTTAGAAATTGAATATATAAAAAAATATAATACATATAAAACTGGATGGAACAAATCACCAGGAGGAGAGGGTTTTGATGAATATAGCAGAAAAGGAATTGGTGGTGTAAATAAAGGAAACATTCCTTGGAATAAAGGAGTAAAAAATTGTTTCTCTCAAGAAACAATAGAAAAAATGAAAAATACTAGAAAAGGTAGAGTTTTTGTTAGAAAAATTTCTGACGATCAAATAAAAGAAATTAGATTGTTATATGAAAAAAAACCAAGTTTATTGAATGTTGGATTGATAATGAAAAATGGTAGAGAAATGTCTTATATTCAGGCATTTTGTAAAGAATATGCTAGTAAATATAATTTAACTCCACAAGGAGTAAAAAGAATAATATTAAAGGAGTGTTGGAAAAATGTTTAAACTCAATAAAAATACATTAATAAAAACTCCTACTGGATTCAAAACTTTTTCTGGAATTCAAAAAGTATATAAGCCTTTTTATCATTGGATAATTTTTGATGATGAAACAGAAATAAAATGTTCAGAAAATCATTCATTTGGTAGTGAAAAAATAAAAGCATCTAATATTAAAGTAGATGACTTTTTGCAAGGGAAGAGGGTTGTATATAATGAAATAGTGGAGGAGGGAATATATCTTTATGATTTATTGGATGTTGGAGAAGATAATTTATATTATTCAAACAGTATAATATCACATAACTGTGAGTTTCTAGGTTCAGTTGATACTTTGATTGCACCTTCTAAACTCAGATCACTCGTCTATGAGCATCCTAAGACTCGTAATGCGGGTTTAGATGTTTATGTGGATGCGAATGAGGAATGTGATTACGTCATCACTGTAGACGTTGCTAGAGGGGTAGGGATTGATTATTCGGCATTTGTAGTCGTTGATATTACACAGTTTCCTCATAAAGTTGTTGCAAAATACAGAAACAACGAAATTAAACCAATGATGTTTCCAAATATCATCTATGAGGTAGCAAAAAATTATAATAATGCATTTATATTATGTGAAGTTAATGATGTTGGAGATCAGGTTGCAAGTATTCTTCAGTATGATTTAGAGTATAGTAATTTGTTGATGTGCTCTATGAGAGGAAGAGCAGGTCAAATTGTAGGACAGGGATTTTCTGGAAAGAAAACTCAACTTGGAGTAAAAATGTCCAAGACTGTTAAAAAAATTGGATGCCTAAATCTCAAAACTATGATTGAAGAGGATAAGTTAAACTTTAATGATTATGAGATTATGAGTGAACTTACAACATTTATTCAAAAACACAATTCGTTTGAGGCAGAAGAAGGATGTAACGATGACCTAGCAATGTGTCTAGTCATTTATGCCTGGTTAGTTGCACAAGATTATTTTAAAGAACTTACAGATCAAGATGTAAGAAAAAGACTTTATGAGGAGCAAAAAAATCAAATAGAACAAGATATGGCTCCATTTGGTTTTGTTTCTGATGGTTTTGATGAAACAAGTTTCACGGATTTGGATGGTGATCGTTGGTATTCTGATGAATATGGAGATCGCTCATATATGTGGCAATATATGTAAATCAATTTTTTAATAAATATTTTTTAGATAAACTGAGAATTTACGGAGAATCAAATGGCAACTCCTCAATTATCTCCAGGCGTACTCGTCAGAGAGGTTGATTTAACGGTAGGAAGAGCAGATAATGTGCTTGATAATATTGGCGCAATTGCAGGACCATTTCCAATCGGACCAGTAGATTATCCGATTGATATTTCAACAGAACAGGATTTAATCAACGTATTTGGAAAACCAATCTCATCAGATTCTCAATATGAATACTGGATGAGTGCATCATCATTTCTTTCATATGGTGGAGTTCTTAAAGTTGTCAGAACTGGAGGAACTACTTTAAATAATGCAAATGCTGGGGTTGGTGCAGCATATACAACCGCATTAGACATTGATAATTATGATGATTACATTAATAATCACACTGAAGATAATAACTTTACTTTTGCAGCAAAAAATCCGGGAACTTGGGCAAATAATCTTAAAGTTTGTTTTATTGATGATTTTGCAGATCAAACCATTGGTATTAATACAACAAACTTAGCAACTGCTGGTGCCGCAATTGGGTTGGGAGTTACTGCTTCTGTTTCAGGAACACTTGCAGGAAGTGGATCTACATCCACGTTTACAGGATATTTAAAAGGCATTATTACAGGTGTATCAACTTCAAATACTGGTTCAAGTACAATTGATGTAAAAATAGTTTCTAGAGTTTCATCTGGTAACACAGAAACTTCAATTTATTATGCAGAAGGATCCACATTCAATTCATTTGACACATCAGATTCTTTATTTTTTGTCAATAGTGTTGGAATTAATACGGGCCTTTCAGCAACAGCAGGATACACACCAACAACTGTTACTGACTGGTACGAAAATCAAACTCTTGGATTAACAAACAGCACGATTTATTGGAAATCAATTGCACCAAAACCAACTACAAACAAATATTCACTGGACAGAAATAGTAAAAATGATTCTCTTCATATTGTAGTTGTTGATGATCTTGGAACTATTACTGGAATTCAAGGAAATCTTCTTGAAAAACACGTAAGTCTTTCCAAAGCATTTGATTCAATTTCTGCTGTTAATTCACCTCAAAAAATCTGGTATGAACAGTATATTGCAGATTTTTCAAATCAAATTTATGCAGGAAGCAATCCTTCCAGTGCTGCTGATTCATATCACGGAACTGCTCCTAGAGCAACAGGATTTTCTACAGGATATAATCCAATCTCCGTTGCAGATGGACTTTGGGGACAAAATGCACAAGACACAACTTATTCTGCAATTGGAAATGTAACATATACATTAAGTGGTGGTGTTGATTATTCTTCTTCTGGCGGAATGAAATGTACATTAGGAAATCTGATAACTTCATATAACCTTTTTGCAAATAAAGATGACGTTCAGGTTGATTATTTGATTATGGGCCCTGGATTTGATTCCCGTGAAGATACACAAGCAAAGGCAAGTTCTTTAATTTCTATTGCTGATCAAAGAAAAGATTGTATTGCTACGGTTGGGCCACATAGAACTGATCTGATTGGTATTACCAATACAACAACACAAACAACAAATCTAATCAATTACTTCAGTACACTTCCATCTTCCTCATATGCAATATTTGATAGTGGATATAAGTATACTTATGATCGTTTTAACAATAAGTTTCGTTATATTCCTTGTAATGCCGATATCGCAGGATTAATGTGTCGTACAAATATTGTTGCATATCCATGGTTCTCACCTGCAGGACAACAACGTGGTATTATTAATAATGCAATTAAACTTGCATATAACCCATCAAAGACACAAAGAGATAAACTCTATCCACAAAGAATTAACTCTATTGTTACTCAACCAGGAATTGGTACTCTTCTTTTTGGTGATAAGACTGCTCTTGCATATGCATCTGCATTTGATAGAATTAACGTTCGTCGTCTTTTCCTTACGATTGAACAAGCACTGCAAAGAGCTGCTGAGGCACAACTCTTTGAACTTAATGATGAATTGACTAGAGCAAACTTTAAAAATATTGTAGAACCTTACCTTCGTGATGTTGAAGCAAAAAGAGGTCTTTATGGTTTCTTAGTTGTTTGCGATAAAACAAATAACACTCCTGATGTTATTGATAACAATGAATTTAGGGCTGATATTTTCCTAAAACCAGCTAAATCTATTAATTATGTAACACTAACATTCGTCGCAACTCGCACCGGGGTGAGTTTTGAAGAAGTTGCAGGTACTGTTTAATTACTATTCAAATAAATAACACAAAGAGGTAACTAATCGTGGCAAGACTTAAAACTATTTCACAATTTAAAAGTCAATTGAGTGGTGGTGGTGCTCGTCCCAATTTATTTGAAGTTGAATTAACAACTTTTCCAGGTGGAATTAATTGGGATTCTGACAAATTTAAATATCTTTGTAAAGCAGCAGCTTTGCCTGCATCAACTATTGCATCTATTGATGTTCCATTTAGAGGAAGAACCTTTAAAGTTGCTGGAGATAGAACTGTTGATGTTTGGACAGTAACAATCATCAATGATGAAGACTTTAAACTCAGAAGAGCATTTGAAGCTTGGACTGAATTGATTGCAAAACTTGATAATAATCTTGGAGCAACAAATCCAGCATCTTATATGAGCAATGCAACTGTTTATCAACTGGGGAGAGGTTCTTCATCAAACAGTACCTCTAACACTGGTTCTGATAGTTCTATTTTAGCATCTTATAAGTTTGTTGATATTTTTCCAACATCAGTTTCAAATATTGATTTGTCATATGATAGTGGAGATACAATTGAAGAATTTACTGTTGAATTCCAAGTTCAAACTTATGAAATAATTAGTGGTGCAACTGCATCTAAGACTTAATAAATAGTAAGAATACAAATTAATTAAATTATGGCAAAATTATTTGGTTTTTCTATTGATGATCAAGAACCAATATCACCATCCGTAGTATCACCAGTTCCTCCTAATAGTGAAGACGGATCTGATCATTTTGTAAGCAGTGGGTTTTTTGGTTCTTATGTAGATATAGAAGGTGTTTATAGAACCGAATTTGATTTAATTAAAAGATATCGTGAAATGGCACTTCACCCTGAATGTGATAGTGCCATCGAAGATATTGTAAGTGAGGCAATTGTATCTGACACAAATGACAGCCCAGTAGAAATTGAACTTTCAAACTTAAATGCCAGTGACGGTATTAAACAAAAAATTAGAGAAGAATTTAAAAATATTCTTGATTTATTGGATTTTGATAGAAAATCTCACGAAATTTATAGAAATTGGTATATTGATGGAAGACTTTATTATCATAAAGTAATTGATTTAAAAAAACCTGAAGAAGGAATTCAAGAATTGAGATATATTGACGCAATGAAAATGCGTTATGTAAGACAACAAAAAAAGACAACTGATGCTGATAAGAGATATAGATTGGCGAATGCAAATAATAGTAACCCTATGGAATATTCATTTCCTGAAATAGAAGAATATTTTATCTATAATCCAAAAATGTCATATCCTACAGGAAATGCATCTGCACTAGGTGGAGAGGCAGGAATCAAGATGACAAAGGATTCTATTACCTACTGCACTTCAGGACTCGTAGATCGCAATAAAGGATCAACTCTCTCATATCTTCATAAGGCAATCAAATCTCTCAATCAACTTCGTATGATTGAGGATAGTCTTGTAATCTATCGTCTCTCTCGTGCCCCTGAAAGAAGAGTATTTTATATTGATGTTGGAAATCTTCCTAAAGTAAAGGCAGAACAATATCTTCGTGATGTGATGATGAGATATCGTAATAAACTTGTATACGATGCAAATACTGGTGAAATTCGTGACGATAAAAAAATGATGTCTATGATGGAAGATTTCTGGTTACCACGAAGAGAAGGTGGTAGAGGAACTGAAATTACAACTCTTCCTGGTGGACAAAATCTTGGTGAAATCACAGATATTGAATATTTTAAGAAAAAACTTTTCCGTTCTCTAAATGTTCCTACATCAAGAATGGATGGAGAAGGTGGATTTAATCTTGGTCGTTCGTCAGAAATTCTTCGTGATGAAGTTAAGTTTAGTAAATTTGTTGGTAGGTTGAGAAAAAGATTCTCATATATGTTCAATGATATGTTGAAGACTCAATTGATTCTAAAAAACATTATTACTCCAGAAGATTGGGAATCAATGGATGAACATATTCAATATGATTTTATATATGATAATCATTTTGCCGAACTTAAAGATGTAGAATTGCTAAATGAAAGACTTACGATGGTCGCAACAGCAGAACCATATGTTGGTAAGTATTTTTCACAGGATTATGTAAGACGTAAAATTCTTCGTCAGACTGATATTGAGATTATTGAACAGGATGGTTTGATTAAAAAAGAAATTGAGAATGGTATTATTGCCGATCCAAATCAACCTATAGATCCAGCAACAGGAATGCCAGTAGATCAGGCATCCCAAATGGATTTGGGACAACCAGTAATGGAGCCAGATTTAAAAGGTGACGAACAAATCGTTGCACCAAGGCAAAAGGCAATGGAAATTCCGAAGGGTGGAGAGATATAAATAGAAGCAGTTATGTCTAATGGTAATAAAATGGATGATTTAATGGATATGATTGTTGCTGATGAGTCACCATCACAAATCAGTGATA